TTCGGGGAACCTCTTATCTCTCATTTCACTCCGCCCAACCCGGGCAGAAAGGAAAAGATTTCTTGGAAACCGTATCGGCCGACGAATGGGGCCGCTTAATTGCAGCCTTGGTCGTCGTCGTCGCGGTCATAAGAAAGCTTTTCAAATGAGGATAGGCGTGTACATTGAATCCAATGCACATGTGGATGCTGACGACCTTTGGGAAGTCAACACGAACACGTCGGCCACAAGCCGGAAAGTGTTCATTCCACTGACCACCAGTGATGGTGATGCAACCTCTGCCAAAGAGTTGCAACGCGCTATTTGCGCGGCCGCACAAGAATTGGGGGTAACTCCTTATGAATTGTGTAGGGCGATCGAAGTGATGACATCGAAGCAGGCTTGCAACCTGGTTCCTCTATCATCGCTCGTTTACAGGGCTACTTAAAGTGGTAGCACCTATAACTGGGCCGACCGTGAGGTCGGTAGATAAACCGCGTGAGTTCATCTATTCACAGAGGTATAAGCAGAAAAGGCCTTTCGACCTTCAACTGCCGTACCGCTTGGATAGCGCTGGCTCTGTCACGTTCAACTTCCCGACGAACCCGAATTACGGACTTGCCAGTGGTGCGAGAAATGACCTTGTGTCATCATCAACCATTGGTAGGTACCAGACTCAGGCACAGTCGTTGGCGTATGAACGTCTGAAAGGCGCGATTTCCGATCGCGCCTCGATGGGGGAAAACCTCGGACAGCTTGGCGAATCCGTCAGGCTAATCTCTCAGAAAGCCAAGATAGTCGCTGATGCTATCAGGCGGTTGCGGAAATTTGACGTATCGGCGTTCGCTGCTTGGATGGACAAGGGTTTCGTAAAAAGAAACTCTCGTTTTGCCTCGCAGCTGACCCTAGAAATCAACTTCGCAATTAAGCCCAGCATTGACGACATCTACTCGGCAATCGAGATCCTGCAGAATCCTATCAAGTCCCCAACGGTGAGAGGCCGGGCGACCATCCAAAATGCAAAGGATGGTTACTCTACAACCTCGAACTTTAGTCGGACTTGGCAGTTCTTTGGGAAAGTGTCAGCTGAGTATGGGGCGCGGGTTGCAGTTAGCAACCCAAACCTTTATCTCGCTAACACTATGGGTCTGATAAACCCAGTGCAGATCGCGTGGCAGTTGCTCCCCGGTTCTTTCTTAGTAGATTGGTTTATCCCAGTCGAACAGTTCCTGGGGACAGCTACGGACTTCTTCGGCCTCCGGGTCGAATCGTCCTACTCCACGTTGTTCACACGAGGTAGACATTCTGAAGTCTGGACCACCTATGGGTGGGGCGGGCAGACGAATGTTGCACTCGTGCAGAGAGTGGCTGGGATTACTTTACCCAGCTTAACTCTTAGGCCGCTTAAGACACCTAGTCTAAAACGAGCCGCTAACGCGGTGAGTTTGGCTATCCAGGCGTTCTATAAGTGATTGTTAGTTCCTTTAAAATAGGTGCGTGATTAGCGCAACAACCCAATGCCTACTATGGCAAGTATCACCGTCAAGAAATCTGACGGTACGACGGACATCGTCTATGACGCTCTGTCCGCTAGCGGTGGAGATAACTCCCCTGCCGTGTGGCGCCAGGATACTGGCGCCGCAGCCGGCCTTCCGGTCGGCCTTCGCAACCTCTTCAAACTGTTGACGAAGTGGAACGGTCCGAAGACTGCAAGGCAAATGACGTTTGAGTACGTCTCGCCCTACGCAGTCCAGGACTCGACCACGACGCTCTACAGCGCGAAGGATCGGGTTGTGATTAGCGGTATTGCTACCATTCCCCAGGGAGTGCCGGCTTCTGCCATCAATGAAGCGATTTATCAATCGATGAATCTTCTTGCTTCAACGCTGGTTAAGCAGTCGGGCTCCGCTGGGTACGCCCCTACCTAAATCACTGGTAGAGGCTATTATGGCAGCAACTTTGATGTTACCAGATGATCTGGTGCGTTCGGCTTCTCTCTATTTTGAGGGCCTCGGTACCCCAATCTCACTTAGCGCGGCAGTGATGCTCCGCAACGGTGAATGGGATGGTCTTGCGCGATTAAGCGTGGACCCACGTAGTTATGCATGTCCCCAGCGTTATGCACGCGACAACGCAGCATGCGCACTCCTTAAGAAGTTTCAACAACTTCCAACGGTAACAGACCGTCGTGCCGAAGCAATTCGGAAATGGTGGGCTGGTGAGAGGGACTGCTACCTTTCCAACGAGCGACTGACCCCGTATCTGCGCGAACACAGGAACTCCTCTGATCGCGCTGGGGGGATAGACGAATTCTTTTCGTCCGTCCGAAAAATCATCGTTTCGTGGATTGGCCAACGGCCGCCTGATCTCGCGATTGGGCGGCACGGGCCGGGTGCTACGTTTTCCGACAAAGGCAGGAATACCACTGTACCTGACAAAATGTCTAGTGATCCGACTCTGACTCGTGACGCCGTTTGGTTCCTACCGCAGTGGTTGGGAACCCAATGGGGGGCCGCTTTGGCCTCACGTCACGGAGAGCTTTCCTTCTCCCGTGGAAACCGTTTCGTTACGGTTCCTAAGACGGCATTGGTGGACCGCAGCATCGCTGCGGAACCTTCCATTAATGTCTTCTACCAGCTTGCTCTCGGCAGGGAGCTGCGCAAGAGATTGCGTCAATCTGGTTGGGATTTGGACTTGGCGCAGGATATTCACAGGCGGGTTGCCTGTGAGTCTTCAGTGTCTCGCGAGTTTTGCACACTCGATCTCTCGAATGCAAGTGATACCGTGTGCACGACCCTTGTCAGGTTGTGCATGCCGCCCTGTTGGTTCTCTCAGCTAGATGATCTTCGTTCGAAGTTCACCAAGTTGGAAGACCGCTGGGTGCGGCTCGAGAAATTCTCGAGCATGGGTAACGGGTTCACGTTCGAACTGGAGACGATACTATTCGCTGCGATTGCCTGCGCCGTTGTTCGAAAGAACGGTGGCGCTGGTGTTCTAGGCAAAGACGTGTTTGTCTTTGGGGATGATATAATCATCCCTGATTCCCAGTTCGGCAATGTGGATCCGGTTCTCAGGTTTTGTGGGTTTTCGCTCAACGAAGAGAAATCTTTTGTGGGTGATGTGCCTTTCCGTGAAAGTTGTGGTGGTGATTACTTCTCCGGGCAACCGGTCAGAGGTTATTATCTGAAGCAGCTTCCCGCGGGTCCTGAGGACTTCATACCGTTCGCTAATGGTCTCTACGCCATGTCTGAGCGGCTCAAAACCCTTGGGTTCGAGCTTAACAGGCGGGCGTGGTTCAGCATTCAAGATCAAGTACCCTCCCGTGTGCGGCAGTGCCGCGGTCCAAAAGACCTCGGTGACACCGTGTTCTGGGAGGATGATCCTAACCGCTGGACGACCAAGACGCGTAACAGTATCCGGTACTTCCAAGCATTTAGACCTTGGCGAATGAGGGTAACCCCATTCGCCGTGTTTGATGCCCAGGTCGTACTGGCTTGCGCTACCTATGGGACTGGTAACTATCGTGAAGGAGTAATCCCTCGCGACGGTGTCCAGTCTTACAAGGTAGGTATGGTACCACACAGTTAGCGATCCAACTTAGGGCCGTAGTAATACGGCCAGGTCGCTGTCGTGTGGCCCGGCCGCCCCGGAGGGGGCGGCCGGCACTTTTGGGAAGGGTTTTGCCTTCCGAGGAGGTGC